CCAGTAACTGGAAATTTATCTAAAGTCATCACATTGGCAAAAAGCTATGGGTCAATGGTTGGAGCAGCAGGAACAAACAAATGGTATTCAGCATCATTGGGATTAATTGCTAATCAACAAGATTATGATATGAATTCTTTACTTCCAACTGGGGCTGAAATACAAAGAATTCATCATTATGATCCTCCATCAGTTTTACAATTTTATGATCCTTATTCGGGAATGTCCGGGGGGTTACAAAATGTTGCTAATGAATTTGGGTGGTTTCCAAATGGAACAAATTATATTTTGACCCCTCTTTATGCGGATGTATTAAGAATACAACAATTAGATTTTAATGCCCAAATAAGAAAATCAGCATATTCATTTGAATTAAATGGAAATATTTTAAGTATTTTTCCTAATCCTCAACGTAATTATACACTTTGGTTTGATTATATTATCAAATCAGAAAGAGATAATCCATTCGGGTTAGATGATTCGAGTTCAAGCGAAAAAATGTCTGATTTCATGGATATTAATTATCAGAAACCAGTGTATAGTCAATTAAATGAACCTGCAAGACAATGGATAAGAAGTTATGCGTTAGCTTTAACAAAAATTACATTAGGAAATATAAGAGGAAAATATCAATCAATTCCAAGTGCAAATACCGATATAACATTAGATGGATCCACCTTGAGATCAGAAGGAGCTTCTGAATGTGTGAATTTGCTAACAAAATTAAAAGAGATGTTAGATAAAATGGCTGACGCATATTCATTTAAAAATCAAAAAGAACAAGCGGATAACACAAAAGATATTTTAGCCAATATTCCAATGGGAATATGGATTGCATAAAGTTAATTAAAAATAATTCTAAACTTTTATATTTATGACACAAGTAGAAAAGGCTGTTGATGAAATGACATATGACAGTAAAATAAGTGTTTTTGATAAAATCTATGAAATCATAATTAAAGATTTACAAGAACTTAAAGTAGTAAAAAAAGAAAATAAGCAATCACAACAAACCAAAAAGTTATCTATATCATAATTTAAAAAGAAAAAAGTGGCTCTTTTTGCTAAAAAAAATGATATTTCATTTATGAGGGGAATAAATAGAGAACTCATTCATGATATCGTCCAATCAGAAGTTGATATTTATAAATTAATTATCGAGCAAACTCAAACAAATCTTTATGGTGAATCAGATAATAAATCTTATTACACCCCGTTTAGAATTGCTTCTATTATAAAACCATATGACCAATCGCCAGCATATACAGATTTTGGTCCAGATTATAATCAAGTTGTAGATTTTGCATTTTTAAGAGATGATTTAAAACAATATGATGTTTTAATAGAAACTGGCGATATTATATTATGGAATGAATTAGCTTTTGAAGTTGATCATGTAATTGAAAATAACTACTTACTTACAAGAAATCCCGAAACAAATAAAACTATTAGTGATGAATTTGGGTGGAATGTGTCAATAATTTGTAATTGTCATGTAACAAGAAAAAATAGATCACAACTTGAACAAGTTAGATTTGGAAGTAATGAAAAATAAGGAGATAAATGAAAAAAGAAGAATTAACCGAAATAATTAAAAACATAATTTTAGAAGTAAAAAATGATACTTCAAAAGAAGATATGATTTCACGTTTAAATGAAATTATAAATAAACTCGGCGTTTTAGCAAAGAGTTGTAAAGATGAAAAGATTAAAGAAAAGATTTTATCTGCACAAAAGGAGCTAAGATCAGCCAGGTCATCAATAAAGTAAAAATTTAAATGGCAAAAATTCCAAGACCATACGAAGTTGAACAACAAAAAGTAATCTTACAATCTGAAGTTCGTGCATTACATACGAAACGAGATGATATAGTATCTAATAAGAATGTTGGATTATATGATCAAGATGAAATTATTAAATATTATTTTGATAACGTCATAATGCCCAGAGTCGAGGAACAAGGAAAAACAATAAATGTACCTGTATTTTATAGTTCGCCGGAAAAATGGAAATCAATTCAAAAAGATGGATTCATTAGAGATGCAAGAAATAAAATAATGGTTCCTCTTATTACATACAAAAGAGCAAGTACAGATAAAAATAGAGAGTTATCAAGAAACATATTTCCAGATAACCCACAATTATTTCAAACGTATACTGTAAATTATACTGAGGGAAATAAATATGATCTTTTTTCAAAATTAACAAATACAATACCCCAAAAAGAATTATATAATATTATAATTCCTGATTTTGTAATCCTTTCTTTTGACGCAATTATTTGGACTGACCATATATCACAAATGAATAAATTAGTTGAAGCTATTAGTTATGCCGAAGGTACTTATTGGGGTAATGATAGATTTAAATTTTTTACTAGTATTGATAGTTTTTCTCATTCATATGAAATAGTTGTAGGTGAAGATAGAGCAATTCAAAGTACATTTTCAATAATTATGCAAGGGTATGTTATTCCCGATTCAATACAAAAACAAATAGCACAAAAATCAGAAAAATCATTTACAATAAAACAATTAGCATTAGAGTTTAATATGGTAAATGTTAAAGAAACATTGACATCCGGTGGAAGTAAATTTGATTATAAATTAACATTATGTAGCGAACTAGTTAGTGGAAAAGCATATAATTATTCTAGTGAAGCACTAATATATCTTGCAACCGATTTAACAAAAACTGCTACTTATGTCGACACAGATACAGCAAAATTTTATGGGGATTTTTTAGCAATAGCCCCAACTCCATTACCAAACACAAGTATTAATGATTTTGATTTTTATATTAATGGACAACATATTGCAGGTAATATGTCGGGATTATCATTTTCAGAACAAAGTGATGGATTAATACTAACTATTGATCCTAATACGTTAGGATTTTCAATACATCCGGGAGATGAAGTTATAGCAAAAGGTAAATTTAAAACATAAAACGATGGAAGAACAAAAATTAACACAAGAAGAGTTTTCATTAATTAACAGTATTAAAGTAGAATATTCTCATAAAGTTGAGGAATTTGGACGATTAAAAATGGATAAAATTTTTGTTAAGCAACAATGGGATTCATTAAATCTTGAAGAAGAAAAACTTGAAAAAGAAGTTTCTGAAATTCAAAGCAGAGAAAAAAATATTATGAAAACTCTGGAAGAAAAATATGGAATAGGGACAATAAATATGGAAACAGGAGTATTTACAAAAAATGTTTGAAGAACTTTTTAAATTTTCATTTTCTTCAATATATATTATAATGGATTTTCCATAATTTAAAAAGAATTCAACAAAAATAAATAAAGGAGATTTTTATGTCAGAACAATTGTTATCAGCAAACGTTTATAATTCTGAAAATGATCAATCATTTATCGCACCGTCAACAGCTGAACCAGGTGCTGCAGTAATCGGCCCAACAGTAAAAGGACCTGCATTTATTCCGACTGATTGTTCTTCATATAATGATTATGTTTTACAATTTGGATCATCAGATGGTTATTCATATGTTCCTTATGTAGTAAGAAATTATTTAAAAAATGCTAGTTCAATTAATGTAACTAGAATTCTTGGCTTGAACGGATATAAGCATAACAATGTTGGTCTATTTGTAGCAAGTTCAAGCTATGGAATAAGAGTTATTGGTGTTTTACATCATACAACTACAACTGTAGCAAATACATCTGGATCATTTGATCTTAGTACTTTAGATGGAGGAAACACACCAATTTCATTTAGCCCAGCAATGACTGGATCGTTGATATTATCGGGTAGCTATGGTCCAACAACAGCTGAAACATATAATGTTTCTCCATTTACTGATAGTACAAAATATTTGGGTAAAACATTTGGAAGAACCCCGGTTTCATCGAAAGCTGCTTATTTGTATTCGTTATTTTCAAATTATTCAACAAATATTTTAAGCTCTTCAGCGGCCCCGATTGAAGGAACAATTACATTAGAAATAACTAATTCACTTGATTTTTCAACAGCTGATACTAAGGAATATTCTTCTGCGTATACTCCATGGATTACATCACAAAAAGTTGGTGGACTCGCGATAAATTTATTTAGATTCAAAACAATTTCTCATGGAGAATATGTAAATACTGCTTATAAAATTTCTATAGCAAACATAAAAAAAGTCGCTGAAGTCGCAGGCTCAGAATATGGTACATTTTCAATTTTAATTCGCGATATATCTGACACTGATAGAGCTCCGATTATATTAGAACAATATCATAACGTAGATTTAAATCCAGATTCGGCCAATTATATTGAAAGAGTAATGGGTGATAAAGTTGCCTCATATTCAGATGGAAAATTAATCTATACCGGCGATTATAAAAATTTAAGTAAATATGTTTCTGTTGAAGTATCTGCTGATGTAAAAAGTAAATCAATTTCAACAAGTTTAAATCCTTGGGGATTTAGATCTGTTATTGAACCATTAGCATTATCTGGTACTGATTATTATTTCCCAACAGCATCAATGATTACTGATCAAATATATAATTCACAATATAATGAAAAAGTTTATTATGGATATGACTTTGATTTTGTAAATACTGATAATAAAGAATATTTAAAACCTATTCCAGAAAGTGCTGTTTCAGGGTCAAATGCTGATTTTAATTTAGATAATTATACTGTAAATGCATCTAATGCAACTTATGGTGGTCATAGTTTTGCAACAGAAACAACTCCGGTTTCAGCAAGAAAATTTAGTTTACCATTTCAAGGTGGATTTGGAGGCATGGACCCGGCGATAAATAAAAATATGGGGTCTGATATTTCTGCAGCAAATTCAATGGGATTCAATATCTCTTCAGCAACAGCAGATGGATATGTTGCTTATGATCGAGCAATAACATTACTTGAAAATAAAGATGTTTATGATATCAATATTTTATTTACACCTGGTATTGTTAAATCATTACATTCAGCATTAGTAGCAAGATGTATTGATATGGTTGAAACAAGAAATGATGTATTCTATCCATTTGATGGTTCAGCATTAAATACTACTAATCTTGATACTGTTGTTAATGATGTATTAACTATTGATAGTTCTTATGCTGCAACATATTATCCTTGGGTAAAACAATTTGATGCTGAATTAAATAAATATATCTGGGTTCCCGGATCTGTTGCATTTGCAGAAGCAGTTGCTTATAATGATGCTCATGGCTATCAGTGGAATGCACCAGCAGGATTAATTCGTGGTGGAATTACAAGTGCTGTGGATGTTTATTTAACATTAAAACAAACTGATCGAGATACATTATATTCTGGTAGAATTAACCCAATTGCAATATTTCCAAATGAAGGAATAAATATTTGGGGGCAAAAAACATTACAAGCTAAAGCATCTGCATTAGATAGAGTTAATGTAAGGAGATTATTAATCAATCTTAAAAAATTCTTTACTAAAACAGGACGTAGAATTGTATTTGAACAAAATACAGCAAAAACAAGAACAAACTTTTTAAATATCGCAAATCCATATATGACTTCAGTACAGGAAAAAGATGGTTTGTATGTATTCAAAATCGCAATGGATTCATCTATTAATACTTCTGAAGTCATTGATAGATATATGATAAAAGGAAAAGTTTATTTACAACCAACAAAAACAGCTGAATTTATTTCTTTTGAATTTAATGTAACTCCGACGGGGGCTTCAATTGGATAATTCAAAGAAATTTATTTGAATTTTAAATAAAAAAATAAATAAAACTATAAGGAGAATAACTAATGGCAGAATTTTTAGAAAATAGCGAGATCATGTATACTAGTTTTCAACCGAAGCTTAAGCTTGGTTTCTGGGTTGAAATAGATGGTATCCCATCTTATCTAATTCGTAAATTCGATAGACCTAAATACACTGCAACAGAACTTACTATACATCATATCAATACTGAGTTTTATCTTAAAGGTAAATCTCGTTGGGAATCAACAACATTTGAATTGTATGACCCAATTGCACCATCTGGTGCACAAGCTTTAATGGAATGGATAAGACTTGGGCATGAATCAATTACTGGTAGAGATGGATATTCATCCATGTATCAAAAAGATTTAACTGTATGGAGTCTTGGCCCGATCGGGGATAAAGTAGAAGAATGGACTTATAAAAACGCATGGATTCTTTCTGCTGATTTTGGTGGATGGGATTGGGGTGATGATAATACTCCTCAAGTTATTACGGCTACAATTCGTTATAATTATCCTGTACTGCTTT